GTCGGTGGTGTCTTATCGTGCTCAAAAAATCGTATCATTTCTTTTTCTTTTTTCTTTCTTGCTCGTTTACGATTAAATTGTTGCTCGGTCTTTGAGCCTTTAGAGTAGTTGCAATGTTTGCAAGCAGTAACGAGATTACTGAGTTCATCTGTGCCCCCTTTATGGACGGGTGTGAGATGATCGACTGTATTAGCTGTAGTAATTCCACAGTAGTAGCAGGTGTGGTTGTCTCGTTTAAGTACAAAGAGTCTGAGTTTTCGCCAACGTGTTGATGATCCATTACGTTTTATTATATCCATATGTTAATCATTATATCTGTTAAGAACCTTTGAGTGTTGAAGTACGGAGAATGGCTTGTATGTAAACCACTCTCTTAGTTGAACCCCTGAGGTTTCGTACTATCGAATGGAAGCCTTATTGGTTATTCGGCTTAGTCTCGCCATATCATCACAAACTTATGTAACTATTAGGAGACTCGTTAATAGCAGCTTGTAATGTCGTAACTTTTCGTATTGTTACACGCTACGTTGATTAGGCATAGATAAGTAACGCCCTCTAACGGCGATTAAATTGGCTATCAACCAACCCTAGACTTTAGGTTTAGACTTGGCACTAGCGACCAAGTATGTAACTTATATCAGTAATCGTTGTAGTTGTCTATTCTTGGGTCTTGAATCATATCTTCAATCATTTGTAAATTGTCTTTGCAACACAAATCACGATCTACAAGTTCTTGGTATGCTTCTAATTTTTTTCTATTTTCTAAACGCTTTTGATAACACTTAGCGTCTTTACATACCCATTCTTTACTGTTTTCGTAATCGTAATGGTAATGTAGATAAATTATATCACTCATTTAATACCCATTTGTTTCTTTATTTTTGCTGGTACCACAGGTACTTTAGGGTCACAATCTTCGTGCAATAACTCTTTAGCAATCATTTGATGACACACTTTACACCAAATATATGTAGCCATTATTTAATCGCTTTCATACAATGCTTACAATAACTAGCTGCGTAACACCAACCACCACAACTAACGCACCTTGATATTAGATCTAACATACGCTTTCACCCACTCCCAAATCTGCATAATACCAAGAGTAAATATTCCACCTATTAACAAACTAATAACAGCTTCTCTACCTAATGGTGTTCCCATTTGTTGCCCCTGTCTTGACTTAGTGTTTTTGTTCTACTATCTTTCTAGCTTCTTCCATATCATTTTTGTTTTGAAAGTCTTTTTCTCTATTTTTAAGGTCTAGAGAAATTGAAGCTCTCAATGCTTTTTCAAACCTGTACTGATCTTGTGGTTTCATTTTGCCCCCCTTTCCTCGTATTATTGTCGCATAAATAACACTAATAACACCAGAAACACACCAACAAACGCTGTAAATACTTCCACTTATTTAACCCCCATTTTTTTTGAACATTGTGGAAACGCTCTTGCAAATCCTTGCTTTTTTACAAGCTTCTGTGCGCGTAGGAGTTGTTCACGCACAGAGGCTCGAGCAGGGTCACCAGTTCCCCCGACATATACCCACGATTTGTTATCAAACTGAAACAAGCCCCTGTACTTGCCTGTTCGATTAACAGCTTCTGGATTTAATGACGACTCACAAACGGCTATTTTCCGATAGTCGCTTGGTAGTAGCTCAACGTCATTAAAATATGGGTTTAATAAAAATATCTCTAAAATTGGTCTGTCTTCCAATCTGCTTGTGCCATTTCACTTTGTTCGTGCGATGACGGAAGTCTAGAAGCGCTTAACCACGCACCAAGATTGTCTGCCAGCAACTGTTGATTGTCTAGTTGATTTTTAACAATGGTGTATGGGGCGAATTCTAACTTTGCAAACTCCTGCTCTTTACTTAAGAATTGCAGATATTTCAGTAGCTTGTCTTTATCCCAATCAGTATAAACACGCTTACATAGACTATGCAAGAAGTTTATTTGCTTTTCTGTAGCAACCCTGTAATTGCCAAAATGGCTCATTTCTAAGCCTTGTCCTTGTCCAGATACCTGAATAGGGGTTTCTTGGCTAATTTTGCCCTCTATGGGCTTTGTAAGGCTATCTGGTGGGGTCTGCCACGGGTCATTTTCTGTGTTCACGTTACGTTGTACTTCCTCTCGGCTAGCAATACCTTTTGTAACAGCGATTCCAAGAGCTGCAATAGCACGACCCCAAGCACTTGTCTCGAGCGTCATCATTTCAGCGCCTTTAGCAAAGCCTTTTGCAGGAACACGTTCCCAAGCCCAACCACTTGCATAATTTAATTTGTCACGATCAGGATAAGCAAACGCTTTACCATAAATGTAAGTTTCACCATTAAATTCCAAAACACCTTTGTACTCAAAATGCAAAGTGCCCTCTGGAAATTTGTCGTAAAACATTTGTATTCTGTCTTTTACTTCTATGTAGTTCTTTAGATAATCCATTTAATTAACTCCTATAAATAGTCCGTAAAATTCCTGTAATTGTTGTAGCTTGTTTTCACAATCGCACGGCTCAAATATGCACCTAGTTTTGTGGTAATAGTCCATAGTGTGATATGCGTGAGCTAAGAGATGAGAAATTGGATACCATTGTTTATCCACCTTGCCCCTTTCGTTAAAAAAAGGTTAAGGCTTACGTGTGTCAAAACACGGCATTGAATTATAACAATTTGATAACGGCTTTAGCGCCAAAGTTCACCCTCGGCTATAAACGAACCGTCTTTATTAAAAGGCACTAATTCAGGTTTAACTATGCCGTCTTGCTCGTAAAGTATGCCAAAACCTGCCTGCCAGTTAGCGTGACCCTCTTTCATATAACGCATACCAGAACTGTTAAGGTCGCAAAGATGACCGACTTCTGCGCCCCAAAGTGTAGTTAAATTTCCACCATATCCTTGACTTGCAGAACTTATTCCCATTCTATGCGTATGACCACAAATGACATTTTTACCTGTTCTTGTCGCTAATCCAAGAGCTGTTTGTCCTGCGTGATTGTAAAGCCTGCCCTCGTCCCCGTGACCCATAATTACGCCTTTAGCAACTTCTGTTAATGATCTGTTATATGTGACTTTTATATCTTTGTCGTTATAGCCAAGTAAGTTTTCTATTTTGATTGCGTCAATAACACTAAACGCTGGTGCGTGACGACTTATGTATTTTTCAATTCGTATTGTGTGATTGCTTCGTTGAATTTGGAAAGGCTTACTGCGTCCAATAGCACTACGGAATTCTTTGAGTAAGCCTTTAAGTCCTATTATATTCTTTTGTAACGAACCCTCAAACTCTAGGGCTGTTCCACGTGCATAAGTTGATATTGTTTGACAATCAAGTTCATCACCAACACAAAGTAATTTATCTGGTTTAACGTAGGCTATGTAATCTAAAAGGCTTTCAACGTACTGTTTTTTAATAAAAGGATATTGCAAATCTGAAATAATTACGTAACGCTTAATACGTTACCTCTTTCGTTTAGCCTTACCTAACTCTGTACTAATACTATCTATAGTACTACGAATTTTGACAACATCTAACTGTAGGCGTGTCACTTTATCTGCTAAAGAACTTCCACCATTAGGAAACAATTGTGATTTCATTTTAGTAATTTCTGCTGTCGCTTTAATGGTTAAAACAAGAATGGTGACAAGTAAACCAATAATGCCAATTAGTTCGTTTATCATTGTCCGTCAAACCAATTTGGATCATAGAAATCATCATCTTCATCTTCATCAGGTGCAAGAGTAAACTGGTACTTTTCAGCTGCATAGTTGATAATGCCAAATACTGAGTGTTGTGGCATATCTGCGTTAGCTGCAATTTTGATTGTTTTCTTTTTGCCGTCAAACATTTCTAAGCAACAAACGAAGCCTGTAATTAGTTTGCCGTTTTCGTGAGCTGTGTTTATGATTCGTACAAGTTCTGACGCCATTACGTCAGGTAATTCAATTACTGTTTTTTTTGCTTTAGGTTTGCTCATATTGTAAACGCCTTTCCGTTAAGGTCACCAGCTTTAGTAAAGGATATATGAATATGGCTTATGTGAGGGTTAGAGCCTTTGTAGACACGCCAAGCCCAGTTCTGCCGTGATGAGGCTATGCGCTGTTGGTGAATAATGTAACTAATTCTTTTGTCGCCCTTGAGTGCTAGCATTTTGATATTCTCGGCTAGTAGCCACGATTCTTTAGATGAACCTTTAACAAGGTCTGAGTCAATATCTATAGCACGTACCCAACCTTGTTTATCTGGGTTATGGTCTGACTTACGTGCGTTGTGTGCTGTGTCGCCTATCCAGCCGTCACTACGTTTATCGCGATTAGGATACTTGGTATTTATTTCAGAGCGTAATTGCTCAGCTGCGTTACTTAGTTTTGGTTTTGGCATTAGGGTTCATAGCTCCCATTGAAGCAGCTACAACAGCACCTAATACAGCACGATAGTCAAGGGCGAAGTTTGTTGCTTGCCAAGCTGCTAAGAAAGCAATTGCAGCTAGTGATAGTTGTTTGTAGTTAAAGGATCGCATTAAGTTCATCTTTTGTTAGTCCTGCTATTTCTGCTAATTTTTTGATAGCACTTTCACGAGCATCTTGTTTGGCTTTATACTCGGCTTCTCGTAGTTCAATTTGGACATTAGTTGCTTGTCTGTCAGCAATAAATGCTTCTTTGTCAGCACCAGTTAATTCAATTATTTCGTTGTCAATGCCAACCATAATTTTATTTGTTGTAGCCATACACACTCACAGTTCCTGTCATATTGCCTGAAGGTGGAAAAATAGTAAATCCGTCATAAGAAGTGGCTGGTGTATGTTCGCCCCAATAAATTCTTCCATAAGGAGAATTGTAAGCACTAATAGTTTGTGTGATAAAAGAAGTTTGATTTGTTAAAAATGGTCTATAAATATCAGTAGAACCATTATTACCAACTGAAGTTGAAATAAGAGCAATTTCTGATGAAGTTTGATTTTGACTTCTTCCACCTGAAATTGTGTTATCACCGCTTAAAGTTTGAAAATTGTAATTAGCGCCAGTTGCATCAGTTCCACTTACTCTTAACCTAAAATTCAATACAACTAAACCAACTGTGTGTTCAACGTTAAAAACAATTCTATAATTTGTATAAGTTGCACTAAAAACATTATTAAAAGATTGACTTGCTACTGCACTAAAAGTAGTAGTGTTGAGTAAAACCATTCCAGCTTTTTTAGTACCAAGAGCTGTAAACATAGAAGCGTCAATTGAGTCGCCTAAGGTTTCTATAGCTGTAGCGCCGTCTTTTACAAGATCAGTTGAAGTTGGTACAGCCCAACCATAATTAGGGGTAGTAGTTGCCATTGTTCTAGTTTATCCTTTTCTTAAATAACGTCAAGCCACGTAGTTGTATTATCCAAGTTTTGCCATTGGATTACAGCGTTGTAGTCTTCCCATTGTACATCAAGTGTTGAGTAAATTGAGTTAGAAACAGACATACTTAGTTCAAGGTTATTACGTCCTAGTGTCCAAGTCCAGCCTTCACAAAATCCTTCAAAATATCCTTCAGGTATTAGCCCTACTGGAATATTGTCTAAATACAAAAGGG